CGCGGATTCCAAAGCAGATTTTCAGGAAATGCTAAATAGGCTTTGTCTGTATTGCACCTTATTTTTGTGTTTTGGATGTAGCAAGAAATTATCTCGTTAGGTGCGCTTGGTGTTGCAGTTAGTAGAGACCTGTTGGGTGATACGTTGTCTTGCAAATCAATATCGCAGTCTAATAATTGACCTTGACCCCCACGCTGCAAAACAATACGTTCGGTAACTGCTGTTATCAAACCCCCAAAGGTGAATCGAAGTTTAGCCCCTGTTACAAGGCCTACAATCCGAATGCCTGGAAGTTGTTCGATCGTTCCTTGAATGCTGCCACCCTGAAATCCACCAAACTGCCACCAAGCATCTAAATTCCCACCGCCTGTTCCAATATTCGACATATACAAATTGGTAAATACCAAGCTGTTTACGTCTTCTGTAATTAGTGGTGGTTTTCTACGATTAAGCGAGACTAAAAAAGTTTCACCCTCAAATGTGTTTACACCTGTGCTATGACTGGTTGCCAGAGTCTGATAGCTAGGTGGTATTGTCCCGCCTAAATTTGGGCTTATTTTGTATGAAGTTACAAGTGCAGGAACATTGGCCTGAATGTATGCAGCTTCATATGTATTTTCTTCGGCCCCAAAATTCCACAATCCTACGGTTCCAATAGCCCCATTAGCAGCGGCATCGTCGTGCATTAAAATGCGTAGCTTCAGCCGCTGGTTTTGTGTTTGCGGCAGTGTGCTTGATAGTGCTTGCAATACCCCAACGGTTGACTTATTTGTCGCCCCGGTGGTTGTAATATTGATGTCGCCTCGCAACCACTGCGAACCAGTAGTTTCTACTACTGCATTACCTGAACCAGTATTTCCAACTAAAGTCAGCCCTTCGACTTCTAGGCCATCTCGAACCCTAGTACCACCAACTCTAGAATTTGTCATGTTTAGGCAGGTATCGACTCGCAGTGGATAGCGCGGGTCTGTAATAACCTTTCCAGCATAGCCTCCGATACCTACCGTTGGGCACACCTCGTCAATAGCGGCCTGAATTGCCGCACTCATATCCATAGTGAGCGTTCCAGCGATTGCGTCTGCTTTTTGTGCGTCACTTAGTTTGTCAAAAACATGGACGGTTCGGCGCATAGCTTCCTGCACAGTAGTAGCAACCGCACCAGTGCCAGCGGGGGTGTAGGTAATTCCTGATGCATCGCTAGTTGCGGTGAGTTCGGTGCTCAGTTCAGCAATAGCAGTTTGCACCGTAGTGGATGAAATAGTCCCTGTAGGCGTAAAACTCACTTTACTCCCATCAACCAACCCAGTATTGCTCACACGGGTTATTTCGGTAATATTGGGCCAAACCCCTTTATTCACGACCAAATCACCACTTGTCGAAGTGTTCAGCGTGATGTTGTTATTTGCTGTTCCGGACTGACCGACCTGAACATTGTTAGAAATTATGATACTCATTACATTGGCCCTTAAAGTGTAGGTTTGTATTATTTATTCCTACAATTTTGCCAATGTAATTCGCTAACTAATCAAACAATTTCAATTTTCCTCACATCATAATTATCAAGATGATGCCGATAAGTATGAATATTATTTTGATTTCGTAATGCCGTGCGCAGCTTCTATTACATGAACTAATTCACGCAAAGTTTCAAACGTTGCGCCATATGCGCTGTTTGCCGCCATGATGCCATCGTTCTTCCAGATTTCATAATCCGTCAGCGGCTTCGCTGGAGGTGCTGCAACCGACTCATGCTTCTCTGCAAACCCATATGTCACCAATGGGTCACCCATACCAGCCGCATAGCTATCCCGGCACATCTGTTTAACCCCTACTTGAGTGGCAAATGGTTGTTGCTGAAACCAATCCTCAAATGCAGAGTTTATGACTTTTAGGTTCGGCGTACTATCCTTATATGTCAGATTCCAGATAACCTTAGTTGGTTCTTTAGTCATCACTATCATACCTTTCACAAAGTCCTTTGTAGTATTCTAAATCATTCTCTAGCGATTGAACCTTAATCTCCAATTCATCTACCAATTCTTCGGCATCTTGGTATCGTTCAATTGCCTCGGTGAGAGCATCCCGAAGCATTGATGTTTGCTCTTTAATCGCTTCTTCGGCATCATGCAATGCTTTGTCAATGTTCGGACAAGTTTCTGGAACAAGTCTGTATGATTCTCTATTAGCTGCATGGTTCATTTGTTTCTATTCCTTTCTAGCAATAGGTTTGTATTCTCTATGAGGTCAAATTAACCCAAAGGTTTTCTGTACTGCGTGACTCTTACCAAGACCAACATAGCTATTTTCTTCTGTCATGGATTCTAGCATGTTTTTCTGAACATCCCCCATAAATCCCGGAGCACGTTTCGACAAAATGAATGAACCTTTCTTCCCATCTGGTTCGTACTCTGTGGGGGTCATATGATAGCCATGTTTGTTTGCGACAGGCTTCGCAATGCCTTGGTAGTTTCTTAGTAGACTTGTTCTGAATCCTTTTGGAATATCTGTGGTTCCGATAACTCTAACTCGATTACCAGAATCAACCATTGGTTTGATAATATGGAAGGCATCGCTAACCCATTGCACATTTATTGGGTTATCGTGGTTTAGCTTCGTCCCACTTTCATTATTTTGTGTACTATGATGGATTTCCATGCATCCATCTTTATGAAATGTGAAAAATGATGTTCCATCTTTCAGGAAATGTTCTGTTGCATGTTTGTACCCCGGAACATCCCCATAGAACGTCGAATGTGTAACTGATGAAGGACTATCTAGCATCTCCACCAACATAATGTCTTCGTAAATCTCTTTCATACTCATCATATCACTTCACATTGGGTCATCACCATCGTCAGATAGGCGACCACATTGATTTCCCGGTCAACAACAAATGAATTCTTGTACTGAAATTCGGCAGTGGTCAGTACCAATTGTGGAATCGAATCGACCTTGAAAATGTCGTGAGCATTATTGTACAAGAATCGACCAATCCCAACAATGTCTAAGTTAGCCTGACGACCAACCCACTTGCGCAACTCATTCCATTCGGACTTCTTGATGGTTTCTACGAGTTCGTCATAATCTGTAATCTTCTTAGAAATGCTATTCGCATCGAGGTTGCCCGTAGCCGATGATGCCTGTAGTTCATTCAAGACGCTGCGCATGTCCGGGAAATGGCGCTTAACGACCTCTACAACGGCTTTTTTATCGAAGGTGACCCCCTCGGTGCCTAGTATCTCGAAGCATCGCTTAACGGCCCCTAGCATCAGTTCTTGACGCTCTTCGGATGGGATTTCAAAAGTCACCTTTGCACACCGACTGTGGATTGCCTCTGGAATCTTATTCTCAAAGTTTGCGGTAAAGATGAATGAGCAGTTTGGAAATTGTTCTAGGTAGGATTTCAATGCGAATCCTACTGTGTCGGGGACACTATCGAATTCATCAAAGATGACACATTTGCGCTTGCCATCGAAAGACTTCGTAGAAACAAAGTTTGTTACGGTAGTGCGCAATGTGTCTAGGACGCGACCTTCGTTAGAAGAATTGATGAACAATACTTCATAGCCTAGTTCTTCACACAAAGCCATTGCAATAGTAGTCTTCCCCATACCGGGGCGACCAACATTAAGCAATGTAGGGATAGAACCTTTGTTGACAAATTCTTGGAACTTTGTCTTAATATCTTTTGGTAAGATGCATTCTGCAACTGTCTTTGGACGGTACTTCAATGCCCAAACCATTTGTGTAAGTTGGTCTTGTAAACTCATTCGGATTCCTCGTCAATACTGCGGATAGTGTATATTGTTGCATCTACAGCCTCTGCCCAATAAGTCAACAATGTGACTGGAAATGATAGCCACACTAAAGTTTTCACAAACCAACCAAGTTTATGGTTAACACACCATTTAACCCAAGTTCTCATAATTTTCCTTTACAGTTACATTGATTCCGACCTTGGTTGCAATCGCCACCACATCCAGAAGTTTTTGATAGTTTATGTAGCCAGAATTCAACTAGCAATACAACACAAACTAATATAGTCAAGAAGCCCCACTCTAAGAATGTCATAATCATTGTGCAAATGCGATGCCAAGAACTACCAGTGCTAGGCAAACCAGCACCGCACCAACCAAACTACTATACCCAGTAGATTCCGACCGGAAATGAGTAATAGCGTTGGCATAATCTGGACGAAGATACGTTTGTCCAGACATACGAGCAAATTTGTAATCAGTTTCTTTATATGCCATAATGAATTTCCTTAAAGTTTTGGTAGGACGAATTATACACTAGATTATTGAACTGTGCAAAATTTCTTGAAGATTTCGATTTGCTTGTCTTTCATAGCATCATAAACAGCAGCAGCATCATAAGCAGCAGTATAAGCAGCAGTATAAGCAGCATCATAAGCAGCATCATAAACAGCAGCAGCATCATAAGCAGCAGTATAAGCAGCAGTATAAGCAGCATCATAAGCAGCATCACGAGCAGCATCACGAGCAGCAGTCAATTCTTCTGTAGTAGCCTCACCATGAGCAAACCTTTCGGCTACATCAAGTGCAGCAATGCTCCTAGGGTCTTTCATCAAATGCTGTACTTCCCGAGCAAAAGCAACCGCCATCAACCGCTTCTCCTTGTCAAATCCATCAACGGCGCGTAGACACCATAATGTATCATCAAGACCGTTGCTTTCAAGTACAGTTAACAAAGGTACTTCTACATCGTCTGCACAAGTTTTGCCCAAGTGCTTTAAAAGTTTTGTCCAACCAGATTTGCATGGTTCTTGTTCACGGATTTTGTTCAAAGTAGTTTTCATAAAGGCTCCTAAAGTTCAATAGACGAATTGTAGCACAATTATCCACGGCGCTTGATAATTTCTGCCTCAATCAATTCCAGTTCTCGCTTATATTCCAACTTCTTTTTCTTTGCCGCCTTACGCTTGTCAAAAATTCGTTCAGCTAGGATTGGAATGAACCCAGCAACTTTCCTACTACACAAGACCCCATTGCCAGATAAGGTTGCATCATGGCTTTCTGCAAATTCTTTCGCAGCGGCCCACTTATCGGTTCTGTCAATTATATCACTTGGTCGGATAGAAGGCCACAAATCCTTGCGCAAAACCGTTTCTGGGGAGATGTTGTTCTGGATAATGATAGATGGGTACAGTGATTCCAAATCGAAGCTGACTAACCACTCATAGAAGCCCCTAATCGGGTCTTTGACGAACGCACCCTCATACCCCTCACCTACCCCACCAGCCTTCGTAAAAGGGACGCATACGCCCAATTCTAGTAGGTAGTTGTGAATCATCACATCCCATACTCGCACATTGCTCAATGTGTCTTCATAGTTCACCTTGGCAATGTATGCAACTGACATAACCATGTCAATAAAGTTTAACTTGTCATTCAGGTTCTTTACAAGCCTTACGTCATGGATGTTGTACTCGACAAACTTCGCCGGGTGGTTTGTGTACTGCTCGTAGAAACTTCCGGGAATTTCGATTTTCTTATCCTTTAGCTCAACTTCAGCAATGAAGTCTAGCTTATAGCTTTCCCGAGTAATTAGTCGAAACTTTTTGTACAAGACCATCATATCAAGGTTCTGTACCCCGGCAATGTTTACCGAATGCTGCACCCTTCCCGTGTCATCGGTTTCTATGTTGAACTTCACCAAGCCAAATGGGGATAATCGCTTCATATCATCTTTGCCTAAGACAACTTCGACCCGCTTGGCAATATACGGCATATCATACCCCTGACAATTCCAACCAGATACCCAATCTGGCCTAATCATGGACCAGTGCTGTACAAACTTTGCAAGCAACTCAGCCTCGGAATTGAATCGAACAATCCTAGCCGATGGGATTTCAATGCCTGTAATGTCTAGGGTTGTGTAGCAGAAGTAAGTGCCATTGAAAAACAACGTGACGCAATTGATTGGTGTATCTGCGGTTTCGATGTTCGGGAAAGCGTCTGTAACGGCATTCTCAATGTCTATGTAAACGCCTTTAATCTTTTTCAAATCATAGTCGTTACCATAGGTGTCATTGATAAGGGCGTATGAGAACCTATCAAAGCCATAGCAACCATTACCAAAAGACTTTGCAAAATCCCGTGCAGATTTTGTGTCGTTGAATTTGATGGGCTTTAGAACTTCTCCGTGGATGGTCCTAAAGTCTCCACGACCAGAAACGTATAGGGTTGGCTCTAGTGGGATTTCGCGGTAAAAGTCTTTACCGTTATCATGCTCTACTACAAGAGCCTTGGTGCCGTACTGGGTGAATGATTTAAAAAATTTCATGGTTGTCCTAATCTGAATTAGACTAGGATTATACCACAAAAGTTTTACAAGGGAATTCCGGCTTTGTTGAAATGGTTTGCTACGGCTTTAACATCATTGCTGTGTGCAATGGCGCGACCATACTGAATCTTGAAACTTGGGGCAACGGCTTTAATGTCGTCCCGGTTCTTGATTGCATGGAACATTTGCGCATTCGAGAGAAGTTCGGAACTATGTTCGCCTTCTTTGTTTGGGGAACTATTCTCAAACGTTTGTTTGTGTTGGACCGTTTGCGGTGCCAACTTTGGGATGTGTTCCGAGGTGACATGACCTAGATACTTCGGTTCTACATCCTTACCCAATACAACCGCCATTTGGTCTGTATGGTAGCCTTCATAGCCGTGGTTCAATACGGCGCTCTCAAAGGCGTTTAGACGGTCTGCACCTGCATCTACAAGGGTTTGTCTAGTCTTGTTGATAGACTTTGTATTGTGGTCCCCCTTCATTGCATCATACATCTTGGATGACCTGTATTCATAGGCGTGGTTACCTAGACCAGCCTCTTTGTATGGCAACCCACTAGCAGGTTTTGGGTAGAAGTAAACCCGCTTCTTGATGCGTTGGTCATTGGATAGTGCAACCCGGTCTGCTTCTTTACCTTTGATGCCGCGACCATAGAATGCCCCTGCAAGCACCCCTAGGTTCGGCTTAGTGGAGTAATGCACCCCGACAAATTCTTGGGTAGATTCTAGCAAAAATTCTGTAAGGGTTTTCATCCAGTGATCGTTTCTTTGATTGTGTATGGGTCATTCGCACCAATGTTAGCCAACGATACCCCATTGATATATGGGACGAAGTTGTAGTTGACCAAGAAGTTCCTCAATGCTGGGTTCACATCAAGCTGGCTGTAATCGTACAGGGTTACATCAACCGTCTTGATTATACCGGATTCTCGTACAGGCCCAAACAAGAACCCCTTTACGACAAAATCAAACCGCCACTGGATTGTACGGCGCTGTTCAAACTCCCCATCATACGAATCCATCCCAGAATTAGAAACCAGCGTGATAGGCACATCGTAGCCGATTTCTGGATTACCAACCCCGCGCATTGCAATGGTGTAATCTGGTGTAAAGAATGGGGCAAGTTGTTCTACGACTTGGTAGGCATCTGACTTAGATTTTGCAATCAATGTTGCTGAATATGTAATGTCATATGGGACCGGGGTATAGACTGTAGAAGTCTTGTTAGTCTCATTGAAGTAAACAAACCTATGCTTACCAGAAATCTTCCTATCAGGTGCATAGGATAGGCTTGTCATCTCGTAGCCGATTCTTGGCAAAACGATTGCAGGTTGCCGCAGTAGGTCTGTATCAGCCTGTGTGCGCTGGATGAACTTTTCTTTTTCGGAATAGACTACAGGAACCCGCTGGCGGCTATTTTCTGTCCCATCAGCATTGTACCGGACTACATCAATGCCATCCAGCAATGCCCCCATGACTAGAGAGTATTTCTTGAGTAGTTCGTGATAAAAATGTGTTTTATAAATCATGCACTATTTAGTGCTGCTAACATCAACTGGGTTACTCGTTGATTTGGTTCCCTGCGACCACCAGCATCATCAAACCCCATCATGACCCCAATGGCGGCAACGGCACCAGACCTACTGCTGCCACGGTTGCAATGCACAACCACATTTGCATTATTCGCCAAAGCGTTGCGTAGTATTGCCACCAAACTACTAGCTTGTTCATGGCTAATCATACATTCTTCATCAAACACCGGGTCATCGGATTCTATGTCAAGGAATTCAAACTGATGAACTTCGGCAAAGTTATGTGCGGGTGTAGGCCAGCGGTATGGACAAATGTCCATAATCTGAATCAACACCGCATTGGCACCGGGGTCAATGTGGTTTGCTGTAGTTACATCTAAGGCTGATATGTTTTGAATATGCATGTACGAATTATACACGATTATAGTCAATTATAGAAAAGGGGGCCGAAGCCCCTTTGTTAACCGATGATAATTTCTGCCGCAATATTGTACGTCACAAGGTTGCCGATAAACTTTGTGATGATACCATTAGAAATTTGCAAGTCATAGTCATCGCTAATCATCTTA